TGCTATTTTTATTATTCTTAGTCTATTCATTCCTTTTTCTCTCCTTTCAGCATTTTATTGAGCCTCTCATCAACTTTTATCCACGAGTCATGCAAGTGATATTTATCATCAAACGACTTAACGCCAATCGCATGTTGCTGGTTATGATGTTCGCGACATAACGCTAATACATGTTTGTTGTAGTGATTCATTTTGTTTCTGTTCATTCCTCTGCCGACTGCTTCATAATGTGCTAGGTCTGCGTGAGGCTTTCCACAAATTACACAGTTGCGGTTGATTGTAGCCCAATACAATAGTGCTTTATCTTCACTTAACAACTTGCTTGTTTCTATGCTCATAGGTATTTGATGATGAAACATAAACGCTATAATCAGTTCTATTAACTCCCTTGCAACTTTCATAGAACAGTCGCGCAGACTGATTTCTTCATAACCTTTCATAATTTCCAATTCTGTTTGTAATAATTTTCTAATTGATTCCACCGGTTCTCCCCAGTGAAGTTCTATATCTCTACACATTGCGAATATTTTTTTGCGTTGTTCTATAGATAGTTTTTTATTGTCCGGAACCTCTACTTCTGCTTTTAGTGGATATCCGTTTTCTAGTAAGTCAATGTGACTTTGTTCAAGTTCAACACCAGTAGCAACGACGGAATAAGTACCGTCATTGTCTTTCTGGTATCTTGTAATGTATTGCATTTAAACCACGTCCTAGAACGGTAAATCATCATCATTGATTTCTATTGGACCATTAGCATTAGCGAATGGGTTTGATTGTTGACTCATTGGCGTCTGTTTCCCATTTGCTTGCTGTTCTTTTTGTTTCATCTCATCAGTTTTAGGTTCTGGTTTATTAACTACTTCATCGTCTTTATTCCAAACTTTTACATATGAGAGTCTTACAAAATACTTGCCTTGTTCCTCGTTAAATTTATTTTTAAGTACAATAGTTCCGATTTTGTTAATTAATTGATCTGTGTCAAAAGTTAAATCTGGTAAGTTCAATTTAATTCCTAATCTACTAAGTAACTCGATATATTGTTTTTCTTGATAATCTTGTTGGAATGGTGGGACGAATTGGTTGTGTTTGTATTGTTTACCTTCGTTGTTTTCAAAAACAATCGTGAAGTATCTGTTTTCTCTGTCGTTAAACTCGACATTTGCAACTTTTACTGTAAATTCTCCAGCTCCTAAAAAGTCCCCACCTTTCATGAATGCCTCTTGATTAGTTTCTTGAATGTATTGTGTTCTACCAGTGATTTTCATAATTTTTATACCGTCCTTTTAATTAATTTTTAATTACCATTTCTAATTGCTTGTACAACATCGTTAATACTTGGATTAATGAAACGTTTGTTGTTAATTTTGATGTTGCTTGAGTGTCTTATCTTTGTCTCGAATAAATTTGATGGTTCAGCGTTAAGTACATATTGATAAGTTTTTTCGCCGTCTTGCTCATGTTCTTCTATTGTCATTCTTGCTAACACGTCAGATTGACTGATGACTGCTTTTTTTATTTGGTCTTGTGCCTCTATCGTGATTGTTGGATTGATAGTACTTCCCTCATCATCTTTGTCTTTGTTAATGCCCTCGTGTCCGCTTATAGCAAGATGAAATTGATAATGTTCTTGTAATTTAGAAATATAACGATAAATACTTACAATGCGTGTAGCACACTCGCCCCAATCATTAAATGTCGGTTTCTTTGATTTACCGTCCATGATGTCGTCCATAGTGATATCACGTAACTTTTGGATTGTTTCAATCACTACAACATCAATTTGTTTTCCGTTTTCTCTTAGTTGTTCAATAATTTTAGGCAGCATTTTAATCACTGCACTAAAATGCTTATAATTCTTAATCTGCACAACTGCCCCATCTTCTGTTACCGTTGTTCCGTCCTCATTTATATCTAGTACTAAGGCATTGTTATCTTTTGTTAAAAACGTAGTTTTACCAGTACCGAACTTGCCGTATATCGCAAATTTATAAAACTTGTTTGCATTTTGTTTGCTGATGTCTTTTACACCTAGTTGCGTTAAAATATCGACATCTTGATTAGTTTGTTCAGTCATGTTCTACCTCCTCGTACTCAATAGTTTCTGTCACTGTTTTCTTGATTGCTTTGTGATAATCCATATTGATACTCGCTTCTTCCATACCGTTAAACTCCCTAGCTCTATTTCTATTTGTGGAGTAACTAACATCTGAATTGTTATCAGTTGGTTTGTTAGTTATATAAATTGGCATATCCCTATGACGGATGATGTAAGTTACAGTCTGCTTCATAGCGACCTCCTACCATCTCATGACTAAGTTAATTAGTCTGTCCTGTTCGTCTGTGTTCTCTTCAATCCATTCATCTATTGCTTGGTTAAATAAGTCTGATGCCATATCTAAGTCATTCTCATCTACGACATAAGCATGTTTAATTGGTACGTTGTTCATATCTTTAACTTGTATTGATATGCCCATATGACCTTTTAAAATGAATAGCTTAAAATCGAATCCGTTAACATGAATATTTTTGCGTATGATTTCGCCTATTTCGTAATACATTGTTTTAGTCCTCCTTGTCGTCATCAATACCGAGAAATTTTTGTGATTTACACATTTGGAGAACATTGACAATGTCTTTATAACTCTTAGTGCTATCCAATAAGGAAGCAAGATCGAAAGTATGACCAATCACAGAATTTGAACCTGCTAAATAATCTCCGTCGATAACTCCTATTGATGAGAAAAGTAAAATATCAAATTTACTTTCTCCCTTAATTTCTTTCGCTAATTCATACAATTCTCCGCTTTTTTCAGATAATAAGTCTTTTATTTCGTCCTGAGTCATGTCTTTATAATTTTTAGTCATAGTTGACTTCCTCCTTGTTTCGTTTTATATTTAACTTGAAATTTTTCTTAAGTACTTGATACTGTTACTTGTTGGCGCAAGTAGCAGTTTTTTTTATTCTTCATAAAAGTATTCCTTATAAAATATGAATGTCGCTATGCTTGCGAATCCTGCAATTGACCACGCTGTGGTGAAGTATAGAAACGGCATGAGTACAATCGCTAAGACTGTGAAGCACAGTACTGCTAATAGGTAGCTTTTATAAATGTTACTCATTTTCTTTTTTCAACTCCTCCATTATTCTCTGGTCTGATAAGTCGTGATAAGGGAATTTTTTCCTAGCTAATTGGACTGGTATTCTGCCTCGTATCGCAATGTATCCTTCATCTTCAAGCTCTTTATTCAGTTCTCTTATTATTTGTCCTGCTTTGGATTTAGAAACAGATAAAATTACCGCAAGTTCTTTAGCTTGCAAACTATTTTTCATCATATCTTTTCCTCCTTTAAAATAACTGTTGATTCTCTGGGTTATCTGCTTCGTAATTATCTGCAATAATACTTTTAGCGAAAAAGTCCAAACTGACCTTATATAGGTTGTTCATAGATTTCTTTACGTTAACCCCTTCCTCAAGTACATAAGGCACCCTAAAATCATTTATAAACAGTCCGTTTTCGTCTAAAGTAACGGTTGGTAATTCAGGTTTGTTCCGTCTATAAACTTCTCCTAGTGTAGGTTTTTGCTTTTCAGCTTGTTTAGTGAAGTCGGAAAATGCCTTAAGTAGTTTTATTCCTGAATCAGGATCACTGTGTCGCTCAATCGTTTCTGCTGTAGACTCTTTACTAAAATCATTCCGATTGATTACAGGCTTTCTCGTATTTCGTTCAATCTTCCAAACCTTCCACGTCACAACTGCCATTGTGATGAGGAGGGTTGTTTTATATAGTGTGTTCATTGATAATTCCTCCTATTAAGTTGTTTGTTCAATTGTGTGTTATTCTTCTTCGTCTAAATCAAAGTGCTGTTCGATTTGGTCAATTGCCCACTCAATCATTGATTCAAGGTGTTTCTCTCTGTCGACTTCGTAAGTGTGCTCAATCTCGCCTGCATATGTCACAGTAAGAGTATCTTTGTGTGTGTATGTTTGACTTTTGTTTTCTTTAACTGCATAAAGTGTTAATACTATATTGTTTAGCTTTTCTTTTTGTTCTGGTGTCATTTACGCTCCCCCTAAATTAGCTTCATAACCGAATTCAGTCATGATTTCATGTATTTTCAATCTGCCTTTTTGTGTCCATCTAGTTTGTAAAACTGTGTCTTCTCTGCCATCAGAACGCACAATTGTTATAGTGTCTGAATCTGTGTAACTCTTGCCCATGTGTTCTGAGTAAAGCACCCACTGTTTATTTACTTTTCGTTGTAGTCTAGCTTCGTGTAGTAGTTTGTTTAACTTTTGTGCTGATATACCGTAGTCTGCCGCGATTTGAGTTGTGGCTAATGTGCCAGTTGACTTTAAGATTTCATCTACATAGTCTGCTTTGGGTTTTAGTTCTCCGATTTCTTGTTGTAAAAGTAAGTTTTGCTCTTTTTCTTTCTTATACTCAGTCAACACTGTAATGATGTAGTCTGGATCTTTTAATGTTTGTTCAATTACATT